GGTCTGCTGCACCATCACTGCTTAAGAGATATACCTTAACAACACCGACAGTATCATCAATGATTGCAATATCTACTATACGAACATCTGCACTCTTTGTGAAGTACTCGTACATCAGTTTTGAGCCTGCGGTAGATTTTCTCTCTCTTGAGAGCCAGATACGCTCACGATACCGCTCATCATCTTCGACATTTGCACCATCATGATAATTTTCATCTTGCTTTGCAGTTGCTACAAAAGGAAGCGGTGTGATAATTGTCTCAGTTTTAACTGTACTTGATTCAACAAACTCCTGCAATTCAACAACTCCGACACCAGATGTAGCACCAGCTAAAATTACAACATCATCCAAAAGTTGCCCTACTGCTTCTTTTGTATCACTGAGTTGCAATCCTTTTTTTAGAGTTACATCATAAGACAGTGCAGTTGAAAGCGTAAAAGTAAAGCTTGCATACGGTTTTGCACCTTCAAGCCTTAGCACTCCATAACGAGTAGCCCCTAGATGGTCAAGGTCACTTCCTTTTGCATATGCCAAAAGTCCAGCTTTTACTGCATTGTTAATGCGTGTGCGAAGAAGCTGCTCTTCATAAGCATCTGCTTCTATCATTGTCATAAGTTCATCGCTCTCGCTTGGAACATACTCAATCCCTTTTGCCTTTGCAATTTCAATGACACGAGCAAGCTTGCGTGCTTTAATACTCTCAAAATCAAAAACTTCAACTACTTCTGGTGCTGGCAAATCAAGCAGTTGCATTGAGTACTCCTAAATCAACACTCACCTTTTTAGTGCTATCTTTTTCTTTGTAAATAATCTCAATAGACGCTGTTGGTGTTGTTATGATATTTACAGATTTTATAGCAACACGAGGTTCATTTATCTCAATCGACTCAAAAGTGTAATCACTCGCAAGAAGCATCCACTCATCATCTGCTGTTTTATCAACAAGTTCAAAAAGCCTGCTTCCATACTCAGGGTTCATCACTCTTGAGCCAAGTGGAGTGGTAAGGATTCGTGCTATTGACTCCTCTGTACTTATCTCTTGAGTTATCATGCTCTTGCCGCTCCATCAGTTGTTGAAAAATTACTCAAATCACCTCTTACATCAGTGACTGTTCCACCGGTTACGATACTTCCACCATTGCTAAAATCTCCACTAAGCGTTAAGTTTCCATTTATGCTTACATCCCCACTGTGTGAAGTTGTAGCAGTTATAGAAATTGTCTCAGCATTGACTGTTGCACTCTTACATGTAATGAGTATCTTGTCGCTTGCATCAATTTTTAGCTCTTTTGTTTGTGTGTTGTAGCTAATGCGTGTGCCATCTTCATACTCACATACCTCTTCTGCATCGCTGTAGCCTACTGGCTCTTTTGCACCGGTGTTAAAAATTGCACCGATAATGACGCCACCATCAGCATTTCCGTAAGGACTAAGCACAACAACCTGCTCACCAACGCGAACAGGAGATGCAACGCGCTTAAAGCTGTTTGCACTCTGCATAAACGGCAAGAAGTCACTCACACGACCAAGAACATTCACACGAGCCAAAGAGTAACCATATACACTTTTACTCTCTGTCACTGTTCCAATCTGCACGATATTTCCAAGTCGTCTTAAAAGCTCAGATGTCATTTTTTGTCCTCTTTTGTATCTAACTTCAACTTTCGCGCTATTAACTCTTCTATGTAGTAGATACCACGCGTTCCCTGATGCGAACTCATACCAATAAGTGCAGCTGTAAGTAGTCTGTCTAATCCAGCATATTCGCAAAGAAAAAATGTAACAACACCAAGAAATCCAGAGATTATTAAATCTCCTAAAAGCTCAGAAAAGCTAAAACGAGCTAGTGTTCCATCTTTAAGTTTTTTCACATTATGCGCAACACCGCCAAGCATTGCCATAGCAAATACCCATACATAGGTTATAAAAGAATAATTTTGTGGGTCACGATGTGGCATATTAAATCTCCCATTCAGGCGCATCATACACCACCGTAAATTTCATGCGTGTTCCGCCGTAGAGCCTATCTTGATGCTCCACAAGCACTTCATCGCCATCATATGTTCTATACTCATAAAAGTCATCACTTTCATAACCAACAGCACGAAGCACATCGCTCATGACACTTCTGAGTTTTTCCATTGTTGTATCTTTGTCACTCACAAGCACATCTATTTCTATTTGCAACCTATGAGTAGAAGATCCGCTCACACTATTGTCAACACTGCTTCCAGTGTCACGAAATATAAGTGCAGGCATATCTTTATCTTGAAGTTTAGACATTGCCCATTCGTCAACTTTTACAATATCATTCATATAGCTATTGGCAATAGAAATACCTTGTAATCTTGTTTTAATAATATCTACAATTTCTTGACGACGGCTCACGGTCTATCCTCACTTAAATACAATTTTCTCACACCACTTTGCGGCGGGTCCATATCAATAACATAGTAAGTCATATTGTTTACTATGATACTCTCTCCATGACTCATTGTCGCAACATCACTTGCTTTACATGTAACGCTTGGAACTGATGCAGAAACATCACTATCAAGACCAGTATTAAAAACAACATCATCTTTCTCATCAAAGTAAACAGACACAACGGAACCGCTCTCAAGCAGTGCCGTATCTGCAAACTCATCAGTGTTAAAAAAAACATCTAAGTCTTTGTTTAGCTGGTCTTTAAAGTTCATTACTCTTCCATCGCCTCATCTATTGCTACTCGAATCTCTTCATCACTCATATCATCAGATACAGCAATTCCTTCTTCGTCAGCCAACATAATAAGCTCATCTCTACTTAACAGATCTAAATCAACAGAAGTATCATTGCGATACTCTTCAATCATCTCTATAAGTTCATGCTCTTTTTTGTTAGAGTACGGAGTAAGATTACGATCTTTACAAATCGCTTTAAGTTGTGCAACACTAAGAGTAGAAAGGTCCTCTACTGTAAGCATCTCTTCTACACTTGTATTTTCTTTGGCTTTTGTTGGTGCAACAACTTCAAATACTGCACCGGCATCAACAAGATACTTTGCATCTTTAAGGCTGATTTCTTTGCCTTTACCAACGAGCAGAGTCTCCCCTGCTTCAAAATGTTTTCCACCGCACTTAATAGCGCTGTTTGTTTTAACGGCTTTCATTTTAGAAAACCTTTGCACTTACAATTGCATCAACCTGATGAATAGCAGGAAGCGGTGCAGACTGAACCATCAAGAACTCCATAGACGGGTCTTCTTGTTCCCATGTTTTTGGAAAACGAGGCAGTGCAGCATATCCTGCTTTTTTATCACGAATAGCACCATAATGACGACGAAAATCTGCTTTTGTAGAAGTAAGCACAACCTGGCCATCAGGAATCATGCTCCTCTCAACACCTGCATCATCAACATACCACTCATCATAACTGTAAACATCAAGCACTTTCCCATCAACTGCAATCTGTCCAAAGTAAGAAACACCATCGCCTAAATCCTCCGGCTTAATCATCCCTAAATCAATACGACGAGTATTGAGAGACTCTTTTACATTTGGATGTTCTATGTATGTTCCGATAGTTGTAGAGTTTCCAATGAGCATATTTGCACTCACTCCAGCATCTTTACTGATAAGTCTCGCCCATGTCGCCAAATCTTTATTTGGCTCTGCTGCTGTATCTGTCCAGATGTCCGTACCAGCTAAAACAACCTTATGGTTAGGGTCAAGGTTGAAATCAACTCTATAGTTCACGCCATCTCCAACAACATCAACATACCCGTTTACAAGTTGTTGCGCACACATCCACTCTTCACGACGAGTGATCATATCTTCAAGCTCATTCAGCTCCTGCGCAAGCTTGAGAGTCGCTCTTTGTTGCGGTGTTTGCATTGCATAGACATTTTGTCCTGCAGTTCTGTTTTCAATAATCTCTGATGCTTCAAGCACTTTTTTTGGTTTAATATACGCCGGTTTGTAGCTGTTTGTTGTAAACCCGAGTTTTTCAACAAGCTTTCCTTCAACACGAGGTGTTTGGAAAGGAGCCATGCGTCTTTTGCCTTTAATGATGTCGATGTCAACAGTCTCAGTATCGTGTGTATCTACACGAGAAAAAAGTGTATCTAAAAGAAATCTTCCCGTTTTTTTCTCTTGTCGCATCGCTGCTACCATTACGCGTGTTTGAAAAATATCAATTGCCATATCTTACTCCTTAAGCTTTTTGAGCTGATTTTATATAGATGCCGACTTCACGAAGCGGTGCTTTCACAGTGGAAGCATCATGTCCATTTCCAAAGTTCAACACATTTTCGTTAAACTCACCTTTTACATATACTGCAACATTTGTCACATCTCCTGCAGTTGCATCGCAATCCTCTGCTAAAATCACATATGGAGTTTCACTGCCGTCTGTAATTGCAGTTGTTCCATCAGCTGCAACTGTTGTACTCAGTACATATTTTCCATCTGCTGTAACTTTTCCAAGCACCGAACCACGGCTAAGCACCTCTCCTGATGCAACTGTGACAATGTCAGTGACTGTTTGTGTTGTACCAGCTATAAGATTGTCTGGTGTAAATGTTTCTGTAGCCATTATGCTTCTCCTCTTACTTGTTTAGCTGCATTTTGCAGTGCTTCCATTGCTGCTTTTTCATCATCGAGCTGTTGGTTCGCATCGACTGCTCCGCCACCATTAAGTTCTGCCAAATCTGCGCCTAATTGCTGTGCATCTTCTTTGTGTTGCGTGAACACTTCTGTTTTTTTTGTCTGCATCGCATCAAAAAGTTTTACTTTTGCCTGATCAGCTGTAATATTCTCATCTGCGAGACACTCTTTGATGATATTTTCATATCCAACAGCACTAAGCGCCTGAATTGAGAGTATTCTCTCTCTTTCGCTATCTGCACCTATTTTTTTACCTTCTGAGAGTCCAATAGTGTGACCCTCTTGTTTAAGAGCTTCAGCAATCTCTGGATGCTTCTCTTGTAACAATTCTACTGTCATAGCAGTTTCTCCTTTTTCATTTAGTTCTTGCGATAAACCAACTTTTGCATTTGGAATCGCAGGTATATTCACAACGCTCACTTCGTTTAACTGCCAAAGTGTCGCTGTGTACTCATTGGGCTTATTTTCAAACTCTTTCATATACCCATCAAGTACAGTAACTCCAACAGAAACGCTCTCTAAAAAACCACGCTCTATCTTTCCAAATATTTGCATCGCAAACTCATCTTCTTTGTCAAAGTAGGCATCAGCTTTAAGCTTGTTGTCTTCAATGCGTACATTTTCAAACTTACCTATCGGAGGTCTCTCTCCGTGTGTGTCGTGTTGATAAAAAAGCTTGAGTATAGAAGCTCTTGAGAGGTCAATGTTCTCTTCATTATGCAAAAGTTGTAGCATATAAAAACCATTGCTCCAGCTGTAGCGAGTAACCTGCGTCTCATCACTCAACACAAATGAAACTTTTGCTTTGTCTTTGTCTACAAGTTTTTTGTCTATTTGCAGTTCTGCTTTTAAAGCAGTGTTAAACAGGCTTAAATTTTTAGGCATTTTCATCTTCCTTTGGTAGTATTTTTTCGCTTACGCTTATTTTTAAGTCTAAAAGACCTGACTCTCGCATCTGGTCTGTTTCGCTTTTGGCTCGTTTGATGTTCTGGTCAAAATCTGTTCCATTCATCTCAGAAGCCTCTTTTGTTCTTGTACTAAAGCCCTCTTCTACACGCATCAACGCCGCTTTTGTCTCTTGAACAGGGTTAAGTTGCCCTTGCGATGGACCATTCCAAGAAGCACGAAGGTAAGCTTTTCGCATCATTGGATCTTCTAAAAAGCCGGGTGCTTCTAAATGCCCAAGTAAAACAGCCTCAGTAATGACTGCCTCATAGATAGGCTGAGTGAATTTATGTGCAAACCACTCTCTTCGTGTTCTGAACATCTTCCAAGCTTCAAGTAGTGCAGCACGAGAAGCTGAGTATGAAGAGCTAAAGTGTTTCATAAGAACTTCATACGGCAGATTGAGTGCTGCGCCGATTTGTTTGAGTATAGAAGTTGTAAATCCGTCAAACGCAGTGTTTGGTCTGTTTGGATTTGCAGTTGTTACCTTTTCGCCCTCAGCCAAACCGATGATAGCACCAGCTTCAAGATTCATACTTGCATCATCGTATCCACCATCTAGCTCTTCATCATCAACACCATCACCTTTTTCTGTCTCTATAAATACAGTAAAAAGACCGCTCACAACTGCCGCTGTAAGTTCTGCGTTTGTGTAGTCTGTAAATTGTTTAAGAGGCTCAATGATAGGAGCTAAGATAGAAACACCGCGCTTTTGTCCTGGACGAGTTTTTTCAAATACATGTAAAACATTTCTGCGACCGTTTTTGCTAAAGACAGGGATTTTTTTCCACTCGTTTACAAAATTCAATCCTCCTGGATGAAACTTTGAAAAGTGGTAAAATGTAGGAGCGCCGAAGCTATCCACTTCTATGCCGGCTGCTATTTTCTCATCATCCATTTTGTTATCTGGGTTGCAGCATCTGTCAGCTTCTATAAGTTGCACACTGAGTGAGTAAGGAGAGTTTGCTCTTTTGATGTAAGGGAGTGCTACAAATATATCACCACTTACCAAAGCACCGATGAGTGCTATAGACTGCAACTCATAAAAATTTGAACTTCTCTCAACATCTGCATTATCGCTCTCTGCCCAAAATCTAAATATCTGCTCCGCCATACTCTCAAAAACTCTTGCACTCTCTTGAGTCAAACCTAAAAATTCATAATCTATCTGCGACTGTACATGTAAACCTACACCGATGATGTTAAACCGCATGGTATCTACAGACCCACGAACCAAAGAGGTGTTTCTGTACATATCACGAACAATCCCGCGAAGTGCTTCTAGTGATGATAAGTCACTATCTGGAGAACTTGCAACCGCATTTGCCGAACGCATCGCACGGCGGTTTGTATCTGCACCGATATATCCACCGTTGCTAAGTGCTTGATAACGCATCTTTGACTGTATGCGTTTAAGTCCTCTCTCTGGGCTAAGTGCCATAATGGCTTTATCTAAAATACTTGGAGATACTGTGATGTTTTTCATCCCTTATATACTCCATAACGGATTCTTAATCCACGGCGAGGTTTTGTGTTTTGTCCTGGTATGTAGTCGCGACCGTGCTTATCTATTTTTGCTTCTAATCTGTCTTCTCTTGCATAAAGCACTTCCAAATCAGCACGAGTCATCTCTCTTCCATCGAGTTTGTAGCTCTGTGAAGACAAAACAGCTTCTATTGCATTTTGTACGGATTCGAGTTGTTCACCAAGAGTTTTTGCCAAAATTTCAACCTAATATTTTTTAATATGTGCAAGTATGGCAGAAAATCATTTTTGCAAAAAGACTGAGTGATGCAAAAATGGAGGGGGATTTATATTTTTATGGTAAAATATACTTAAGAAAAGGAAAATCTATGCAAGCAAAAACTACTTGGAAAAGAAGATGAAAAATCAGACAAATAAATTAAATAGCTTACTTAGTCGTGCAAAAAATGATTTAGACAGATGGTTACGGTTTGCAAATGTCTGCTCACTTGATGAATTTTATCAAAAACAAGAAATCATTAAAAAAAGCTCTTACCACAAATATCAAGATGTTATAGATCATGTCACATTAATTAAAAAAATAGAGACCAAACTTGCAAAGGGCTTGAAGAGAGTATAAATAAAATAAAAATATAAAATCTACACAGCACATGGTGAGCTTTCTCGCATAGATTCTCCTACCATGTGTTGTGTAGATTTTATAAAGCAAGCCAAATTTAGCTTGCTTTTTCATTCATTTGCAACTCAATACTGCGTTTTGTGACACGAAACGACTCATCAAAAGATGCCATCATCTGAAACTCTATCCCTTGTGCTATGAGTTTTATCTGGTTTTTCATCTTCTCTACAAGTATATCGTTAATGCATTTTTCTCTCTCAAGCTCTTTTTGAAGCATCTCTATCGTTTGTGTGAGTTCTTTTCTTTTTAATTTTTGCATCACACACCTCCTACGACAATACCGCTGTTATTTTTACATCTTGCTCTTTTTTGTACCTTTTTTTTGGCTCCCAAAACATCACAAAATGCATCACATCTTTGAGCTGGTCTTTGTGGATGTCTTGGTAATCATCTACATCAAAGAAACTCTTTAGCTCTATCCAGATTGCCGGTGTGATTGTGCTAACACTTACACCTAAATCACCTGCTACCTCTTTGGCTTTTTCCTGGATGGCATCACGCAACTTCTTTCTGTCACGACTATCAAGATAGGGAGATGGTGGACATTTTGGAATCTCTGGAATTTTTTCATATTTTGTGATGAAATTTGTAACCATTCCCGCAAAATCCATAATGACATTGTTTTGTGCCTCTTGTTTATCAATAAGCTCAAGTATGGCATCGGTCTGTTTTTGTTGGTTGTTTGCAAAAATCATCATCACTTCAACAAGACCATTTTCATTATTAAATGAGTTCGTTTTCAGTGCTTCTCTTTGTTTATAAAACGCTTTGACAAGTTTTTTCTTAAACTCTACAACAATCGGCTTGTTTCTAAGCAGTGTCATAAGAAATGTTGCTTGTGGTTCGTTTAGGTAGTAGGTTTTTGGTTGGTCGCCTTTTCCACCATTTACTACCCCCTCCGTTTTAAACGGAAGGGTTCCAAACTCTTCTATATCATCTCTATACTTGTGAATCAACTCGTTTATATTTTTTTGTTGATTCTCTGTGTTTTGAGCCACAACTCTGTGGCTAACTCTTGGTTCGTTCTCGACTATTGTAATTAAATCCCGCATTGGATTCTCCTTAATCAAGTCACTTATTAATGACTATTGATAATGAAAGTATAAATTAAATGACTTTAAAACAAGCTTAAGTAGTCACTATTAAATGACTTAATACAATAATTAAGCATTTATTTATGACTTTATTTGTAGAATATACTTATGAAAAATATTACATATAAAGAAATTGCAAAAGACCTTGGAAAGACAGAAGGAACTATAAAAAATTGGAAAAAAAACCATCCTATTTTACTCGAATATGTAAAGACAGGAGCCTTCTGCAAAAAAAACAACATCACCATAGAGATGATAAAAACCTGCATAGAGCTCAAAGAGATGGCAAAAGATAAAGAGGACAGCACCGAGTGAGTTGGAAATCAAGACAACGCTACATAAATCCACGCAACGACACTATAAAACTTAGTGCTTTGTCTTTAGATGCTGATTTTAAGCCTCAAAGACATAGAAGTTGGAGAAGTTTTAAAGCCTCCTTTGGAGATGTAAACCATTTTGCATATACTATTGCAGGCTATACTCTTGTAGTAAATCTCAGATACGCTTTTAAACACTTCACTCAAAATACCTATAACGAAAATAGAGAAAATGAAAATGCGACACTGCTTCCTACTCTTACCGACCCACTGATAGTTGTAAAAGATATTTATGAAGGAGCAGAAGTGCTCAATTTTTATAAGCCTTTTAAAACGGAAGATGAACTGTATCATATGATGATGTTTCAAGCACTCATGGAAGATGGTCAGTACAGGTTTAAGACAATATATGCTGCAAGTGGACTACATAAAGTAAAAGAGATTTTAAAAGCAACTGATGGAAATACTATATATTTTAAATTTGAATGAAGAGCAGAGGGTAGCGGTTACTAAGACCATATCCTCTACTGAGTTCTCAGTGAGACCTCTCTGCTTGTTGTAATTATAGCATACTTTTTTTAAATAACCTAAATGCTACCTAAATCCTAATGTAGAAATAGAGTATAATTTCACTATGAAAAAAGTTACAAATACAGATATAGCAAATTTTTTAGATAAAAAAGTCAGTACTGTTAATTCTTGGAAATCAAGAAGCCCTAAAATGCTCGAACTCTGCAAACTCGGAGCCTTCTGCAAAAAAAACAACATCACCATAGAGATGATAAAAACCTGCATAGAGCTCAAAGAGATGGCGAAAGAGAAAGAAGGGGGTGAGGATGGA